ACACATTACCGTTACGACGGCAGCACAGTTGAAGACCCCAAGGGCAGCGTTGAGGGCGCCAAGTACCTATACGTGGAAATAGACGCCGAGGCGAGCCTAGGCATCGCTCGCCACGCCGTCATCCTTTGGCAAGGCGACCTCAAGGCGGCGTTTAAAGCCATGCGATTAGATGAGCAAGACGCGTGGCAAGAGATGTTACTTAGAGATCGTTGGGCGGCTATATGGCACGTTAGGCGCCGCCGAGGCGAGCTGGAACGCGCCCCCACGACGCGCGTCGAGTTATCGGCAGCGTGTTACAAGATTGCTAAGTTGGCGCGTGTGGCAGTGTGAGAACAACCTACAGACGAGCCCACGCCGACGCTAAGCAATGGCTCACACAGCAGCCCGATGACAGTGTTGACTTTTTTCTGACAGACCCACCCTACAACAAGTTGCACTTTAGGAGGAAAAATGCCCTTTGAAATCAAAGAAAACGACTCAGGAATGCCTTACGAACAACTGACCCTGCCAAGTGACGGCAGTGTGCGCGTTGAAATTGACGGAGACTGCATGTGGGGTGGACTCACGCCGCACCCGTTTTACTACCGCAAAGACCATAACGGCGGCAGTGCACCAACGGAGTACCAAGCCAGACGTGCTGTGTTGCTGTCGGTGCTCGAGCACCTTACTAGGGACATGGCAGCAATCAAGCAAGAATTGTTTTCTCTCGAGGGAGAAACGCATTAACGACGTCGCCAGAGCAGCCACAACACCTCAAAAATTCCCGACTTTGACTATGCAAGCTACCCCACTGTTAGAAAGGACTACTTATGGAAAACGTTACCGAAGTGAATTTGTCGCCGTACTATCTCGCTACTCAAATCGCTAAAATAGGCAAGGCACTAACTGCCGCCAAGACGGATGTAGCCACGCACAAACAAAACGCGCGACAAGCAAAAGAAGCCCTGCGAGCACGCGAAGGCGCACTGATTCTGCAAGGTATTGATGGCGCTAACGCCGAAATGCGACGGGCGCGTCTGGCTACCCTCACAGAATCAGAACGCGACACTCTCACAGAAGTCGAAGAAGCACTTGCGCAGGCTGAACTCGAGGTGGAAAACTTGCACATTCAGTGGAAAGTGTGCCTCGAGCTTAATGCGCTCGCCCAACCCACCTTCTAGCATAATGGCTGACGTTGACACTGATTTTGGAGAAACCCATGAAACGCATTAACGACCCCGCCCTGACCAACCCAAGGTCAAAAATTCCCGACTTTGACTATGCAAGCTACCCCACTGTCGGTGACGTTGAAAGGCGCATTGAGCACGCCAACGCGTTGATTGGCTGCATTGCTAGTTGCGGTCGTAGATTTTTTGACGGTGACCCCGTTGCTCGCATCTACTGTGATAAACGGGGTCATCCGTGGTTTGTGGACGGCTACACACAAAAACATATTTATTTGTATTACCCCAGATGGGGAGACCAGCAGGGGTTTTCACAGGGTGGGACTTTGAGGGAGTTAATCAATCAGTTAAAAGAATGGATTATTGGCAATCGTGCGTTCGTTAGTCGTGGAGTGTTTCAACACTGGGGTTACGGCGCCGACATGCAGATTGTGTTTGATGAAGCCGTTCGACTAGGCATTTTGGAGGAAGAAGCATGACCTGCAAAACCACTATTGCCGACCTTGAGAAGGGCGCTCATACCGAGCTTGTGAGAAAAGTGCGCACTGGGCTGAGCGTGGCAATAAGTCGCTGGCATGGCAGTACTCGAACGTTCCTTATGTTTGCTGAGGTGTGACAATTTGACAAACCCCGCACAAACGTACACAATGACAGTTAGCATCCCGTGCAATCGATACGCTATTTTTTTGCCACTTACGCCCTGCCTTTGGGGTGTAAGTGGCAGTTATTTGTGAGTTTTGTCCATAACTATGGGATTACGGGGATATACGGGGAGAGATGAGGTGGGCGACGTCGAGGATACAACGAGAACAACTATGGACACATCCGGATATGCCGCCTTCGCACCTCACGCCTCACGATGCACCGTCTGCAGGCACCCCAACGCCGTACAAATAGACTTAATGCTGCTAGGGTATGAGCGTCACCCCAAAACACACAAACGCATGACACACGCGGATATTGTAGAGTTTGCCAAACCAATGGGCTCGATTAAGCCATCTGCGCTGGGTCGGCACTATAATAATCACACGCTGCCATCATGGCGCACCTATGCCGAGGTTAGAGAGCAAATGCGCGTTCTCGACAACCCCACAGGGCGCCGCCTTGGTTTACACGGCGCGTTCGCCAGTATCGTGACTGCCAAGATACTGGGTCGGGTCAGCAAGTTGGGTGATGATGCATTTAAAGACGCAGATATCACGCAACTGTTACGGGTGGCGTTACTCGCAGGGCAAAACAGCATAAATATAGAGAAAACAGAATCCGAGTTAGCTCGAGAAATAGTAGCCGAGCGCGTTGGGGTTGGTATGAAAAACAAAGGGCTGAGTCCTGAAGCCATCGAAATAGCCCAGCGCGAAATACTAGGTATGGAATGACGCGCCCGTATTTCTTGGACTACCAAGAGGCTTGGTTACGTGACACTAATCGCCTCAAGGTGGCGGAAAAATCACGCCGTATTGGCTGGACTTACGTGCAAGCGTATGAGGATGTGCGTGATGCCGCCAAGGCTAAAGAGCATGGCGGTATGGACGTGTGGTTTACCTCGGCAGATATCTCGGCAGCTCGTGAGTATATCGGATACTGCGAGCAATGGGCGCGTTTGTTGCAGATAGCTGCCACAACCATTAACGAGAGTGTTATCGATAAAGACGCCAATTTGAAAGTGCTTACTATTGACTTTTCGTCCGGTTTTAGGATCACCGCCCTCAGCAGCAATCCGAAAAATTTCCGATCAAAAGGTGGCAAAGTCGTTATTGACGAGTTTGCTTTCCACGAGCACGCCGAGGATCTGTGGAGGGCGGCTGCCCCAAGCATCCTGTGGGGGTATCCCATGAGGGTATTTAGCAGCCACAACGGCAAAAACACACTATTTTATCGCCTCATAGAAGAGGCAAAACAGGACGGCGGTCGGTGGAATGCCCACCGTGTAACTATATTTGATGCTATTAAGGACGGGCTAGTCGGGCGTATCCTTAACAAGCCCGACGACGTCGCCACAGATACAGAGATAGCCGAGTTTCTGCAAGAGACCCGAGACATTGTTGGCGATGATGAAACATTTGAGCAGGAGTTTAATTGCAACCCTCAAGATGACAAGAGCGCTTACATAGGCTATGGGCTTATATATGGTTGCGAAGATAAAGGTGTCCCCTCGCCCGTCTCAATATCAGGCGACGATGTAAACAGCATCCCTATAAACGACTACAATCCTCACCACCCCATACCCGAGACAGATAACCCGCTGTATGTGGGTGTCGACATCGGGCGCAGCCGTGATTTAACTGTCGTTTGGCTGCTCGAACAAGTCGGCGACGTCTTATGGACACGCTTTGTGCTCGAGCTTAGCGCCATGAAATTTCGGCATCAAGCCAAACACCTCGCCGTGTTTTTGTCACGTGCTACGAGGGCATGCATAGATGAGACGGGGCTAGGCAAACAACTTGCCGAGGATGCACGCGACGATCACGGCGCCAAAGTCGAGCCAATAAACTTCACAAACACCATTAAACAAGACTTAGCAGTTAGGCTCAAGCGTAATTTTGAAGACAGAGCGCTGCGTAACCCAGCTAGCGAGCAAGTCCGTAAAGATATAAACAAGATCAAAAAGACAACCACGGCAGCCGGTAACGTGCGTTTCGAGGGCGAACGTGATAAAGACGGACATGCTGATAGATTTTGGGCGCTCGCACTCGCCACACATGCCACTAACATCGTGCCTTATGGGGACTATGTCTCGAGCGGCAAAACACTAGCCAGCCGCTCATTTGCTAACGGCAGGGGGAGATTCTAATAATGTTAAGAACTGAAATGCGCAAAACCTACACCCTCCCCCCCACTCGCGTGCTATCCCAATGGACACCCTCGGCAGTACGCAACGCACTACGAGATTTGCAGATGGGCAACTTTGACCGCGCCGCCTATCTGTGGGATGCAATCATGGGCGATGATCGTGCTACCGCTGTTATGAGCACACGTGTTAACGGGTTACTCGGCTGCCCCTTGGATTTTGAGCCGGGCAGCCTTAAACGTATCGCCAAAAAGGTAAGTGAAACGCTCGAGCTCGACTACTGGGATATATGCCCAGAGTCCCAAATGGACGCCCTCATGAGTTACGGGCGTGGTTTAGGCGTGGCATTGGCTGAGCTACGTTGGTCACGTCGCGATAGTCGCGTTGTGCCTAGCCTATACATTTGGCATCCTAGCCATATCCGCTATGACGAGTTTCGGGGTACATGGCACGTCATGACGCGTGAGGGTGAAACACAAATCGAACCCAACGGCGGCAAGTGGCTGCTTTATCGTCCCTACGGTCCACAGTTTGCAGGCGTGCGCACCCTTATACGCGCCCTTGCTATCCCCTGGCTTGCAAAAACGTACGCCATACAAGACTGGGCAAGGCAGAGTGAAAAACTAGCGGGTATCATTAAGGGCAAGACCCCACCCCAAGTGACAGATGACCAACGCGATGAGTTTGTCGGTGACCTCGCAAACCTAGGCAATAGCGGCGTGGTGATACTACCCGAGGGCTGGGATGCCGAGCTATTAGAGGCGAGTGCGCACTCATACGAAGCGTTTGAAAAACTCATTAGCTGGGCAAACACCGCCATGGCTGTGGCAGTCTTGGGGCAAAATCTCGCCACCGAGACAACGGGCGGTAGCCTCGCCGCCGCCAAAGCACAAGAGCTTGTAAGACAGG